CGGGCTGGCCCCGATCGCCGGCTTGGACACGCCGACGGTCTCGATGCCCGGCGGCGCCAGCGCAGCGGCTGGCCCTGACAACGTGGGAGATGAAAATGCTTGAGCTTCGCACCGCGACCTTCGAGCGCAGCGGCAACAAGCTTGCCGGTTATGCCAGCGTCTACAACGCGCCGAGCCTTCCGCTCACGGTGCGCGGCGTCAACAACGGCAAGCCGTTCGTCGAGCGCGTCGCGCCCGGCGCGTTTGACCGCTCGCTCGCTGCCAATGTCTCGCTGCTGATTGGGCACGATCGGCGCGAGCTCCTCGCCAACACCAAGAGCGGGCTGCTCCAGCTCCGCTCCGACTCCAAGGGCCTCGCGTTCGAGGTCGATCTGCCGGACACGCAGAAGGCCAAGGACGTTCGCGCCCTGGTCGAGGCTGGCGTGCTCTCGGAGATGTCGTTCGGTTTCTTCGTCCGCTCCGACTCCTGGATGGGCTCGGAACGCACCCTCACGGAGGTGGATCTCCGCGAGGTTTCCATTGTCGAAAACGGCGCTTATCCGCAGACCAGCGCCGAGGCTCGCACTCATTCGCCGAGCCTTGCTCGGTTGCGTCTGCGATTGAGGACCCTCACGTGAAGCAGCAGGAAATCATCGAGCGCCGCAAGGCCATTGAGACCGAAGTCAATTCCATTCTCGCCTCTGACCAGATCAGCGCCGAGGCCGAGGCCCGTGCCGACGAGCTCCTCAACGAGCTCAAGGACCTGAACGAGAAGCGCAGCGCCGCGGCGCTCCGCGAGCGTTTCGCGTCCCACGCCATCACGCAGAAGGTCGTCGCTGAGAAGCGCGAGCAGACCGAGGAGTGGCGCTCCAGCGGCGAGTACCGCGAGCAGTTCCTCGGCTGGCTGAAGGGTGGCCGTGCGCCCGAGCAGCGCGAGCTGATTACCAGCGCGAACTCCAACATCCTCATCCCCAAGCTGTACGAGGACGGGATCCTGAAGTACATGATGGCGCAGAGCGTCATCCGCAACCTGGCGGACCTCCGCACCGGCGTCCAGGGCTACGCGACCCTGCGCTACAACACCTTGGCCACCGCCGACTACACCTCGGCCTGGACCCAGCCGGACACCGGCACGACTGCCCGCACCAGCATCGACCCCGGCTTCGCCGAGGTGCCGCTGGCTCCGGTCCCGTGCCTGCCGTTCACGCAGGTGTCACAGCAGCTCATGCGCCAGGCGAACTTCGACGTGGAGGCGGAGGTGATGGACAACCTCCAGCGCCAGATGTCGAAGAACACCGAGTGGGGCTACATCGGCGGCACCGGCACGAACGCGCCGAAGGGCATCTTCACGGTGAACGCCAACGTGAACATCACGACCGCGACCTCGGCCAGCACGACCCGTGCTGCCGCGATCACGGCTGGTGCGACGCTCGCCAAGCTGCGCGAGATGCGCTACGAGAAGCTCCCCGCTGCGTACTGGGGCTCCTCCGCGTGGATCATCCCGCAGGACGTGTATGCGACCATCGCCACGCTGACGGTCAACAACGTGCCGCTCTTCATCCCGAGCGCGGACGCTGTCGGCCAGGCTGGCGCTGGCTTTACCCTGATGGGTCTCCCGGTCTACGTGACCGAGTACCTCCCGGCGCACATCGCCACCGGCACCACGGGCAAGAACTGCCTGGCCGTGCTCGGCAACATCTCGGACGGCTTCGCCATCCGCGAGTGGGGCGGCATCGGCATGATCCGCGACGAGATCACGGCGATGTCCTCGGCCCGCGTGATCTTCCAGGGCATGATGTTCGCCAACAGCAACTTCACCCGCGTCAAGTCGCTGGTGCAGCTCCAGGTCACGAACGCCTGATCCTCATCCTCTCATCGGCACAGGTGGCGCTCCCTCGGGGGCGCCACCTGGCTGCGAGGTAGTCCGTGGCGATTGATATCTCCAAGTTCCGCAACTGGGCCCGGCTCTCCTCCAACGAGGACGATCCGGCCATCCAAATTGCGTGGGAAGCGGCGAAGCGCGAGCTGGAGGAGCGCACCGGCTGGTGCGTCGATCCGGTCACGCGGACGCAGTACGTGGCGTCGGAGCCGACGAACGACCAGCTGCTGGTGCGCCTGGAGCGTCAGCCGGCTACGGCGGTCACGTTTGTTGACGATGATGCCACCAGCGGGTCAGCAACGCTTGTCACAATCAACGGGATTCAGTACGCCAAGCTTCTTGACGCTCTTGCCTACCCGGTGGTGCTGACGGTGACCGCTGGCACGAACACGCTCAACCCGCTCTTGGAGATGGCAATCCTCCAGCGCGTGACGCAGCACGTCGCAAGCCGCGGCGATGACACGGTGGCGCTCCCGAGCGACTACTGGGATAGGGTGTCCAGCATGATGGGGAAGGGCATTGGCTGATGGCCGGGCACGTCCCATCCGGAATGCTGCGCCTCGCCATGACGGCGCAGAACCCCGTCCGCACGGTCGATGACTTCGGCCAGGCGTCGGAGTCATGGGTCAACGTGGCGGTGCTGCATTGCCATATCGAGGTCGCCTCGACCAACGAAACGATGGGTGACCGAGGCCCGGAAGTCCGCACGGATTGGCGGATCCTCGCGAGCTTCCATCCGTCCGTAAACACCCGTAGCCGATTGCTGTTCAACGATCACGGCACGCAGCGCACCTTCAACGTGCGAGCGTGCTGGGACCGCGACCAGCGCCGTCGGCGCCTGGAGATCGAAGCAACGGAGGTGCTCCCGTGAACAACTCCGCGAAGATCTACGTCGATAGCGCAGAAGTCCAGAAGCTGCTCACCGGGATGCCGGAGAACATCCGCCGAAACGTGCAGCGTCGAGCCGGTAACGAGATCATGCCTCGGTGGGCTCGCAAGCTCGGCAACGAATGGCTGACCGCGAACTACAAGCGCAACGGCGCCAAGCGCAAGCACCGCCTAGCCATCTGGGCGGCTGCGAAGTCCCGCGTGCGCCCTCGCGGCCAGGGCGAGAACGCCCGGATGGTGATGAACGTGCACATCAAGTACGGCAAGAAGGGCGGCACGCTGGCTCGCGGAAATCAGCGCGTGTACCACCTCCTTGAGTACGGGCACAGGAACAAGGCCTCCGGCGGTTTCGTCGAAGGCAAGCACGTTTCGCGAGACTGGGCGCGGCTGAACCTCCAGAAGCTGCTGGACGAAATCAGCGCAGAGGTGCTCGTCCAAGCCAACAAGTCGTTCAACGACAAGAGGAAGCCACGTGGCAATCGCAAACGTCCATAAGGCGATCTACAGCATCCTGACGGCGACGAACTTCCCGGTATCCAACGGGATGCGCGTAGCCGGTACGGCGACGCCATGCATCGTCTACGAACTGACCTCTGCAGAGCTTGCCGTGCATATGCTCGGTGCTTCTGCTTTGAATGTCTGGACCGTCGGAATCCAAGTCGTTGCCGTTGCTGATACGGTCGACCTTGTATGCGACGTTGTCGACACCGTCCAATCGCGGTTTGAGTCTGGCCCGGTGACTGACGCCGGAGAAGGACTCAAGATCCAACTGACCCAATTTTCCGTCGCGTTCAGCACGGAGAACCCGGACGATGGGCAGCACGACGCTGAACGCATCGGAACTATCGCTATCACCATCCTCGCACAGGAGTATTGAACATGGCACTCGTTTCAGGCTACGGCGGAACCGTCACTTTCAGCGGTCAGAGCACGGTCAAGTGCAAGAGCCTCACCATTAACTGGGAGCGTGATTCGCTGGACGTAACGACCGTTTCGGACTTCCAGATGAAGCGCGTTCCCGGTCGCTTTCGCCGTTCCGGATCGATGACGCTGTTCCGCCAGGACAGCTCGGTCGATGACAACATCCGGACCCACATCCAGCCGAGCACCTTGGCTGAAGCAACTACTGCCGTCCTCACGTTCAAGTACGTCGACCAGTCTGGAATTTCCTACGACATCGTCGGCGCGGGGACCAACGCCATGAACATCCAGATCACCAGCGCGACTTTCACCGATGACGGCACCGGTGTCGGCCTGTGGGATCTGACGTGGGAGGAGCAGGGCTAATGCCCGTCGACGTCTCAAAGCTCCTCGCACGCTCCCGCACCGTCGATATCGACGGCGTCGGGTCGTTGGTGTTCCGCGAGCCGACGTTGGCAGACGTTCAGCGGGCGCCGATGGATCCGTACTGGTGGGTGGCTTGCATCAGCTGCCCGGACGGTACGGCGTTCCTCGCCGATCCCAAGGATGCCGCCAAGATCAGACACGACCTGGCTGGTCTGCTCATGGAGGAGATCAATCGGGTCCGCCCTACACCCGCGCCGAAAGGCGCTGGTGGCGAATCGCTGACCACGAAGGCCGATCCATGATGCCAGCAGGGCTCGCCAACATCGAGCTCACCACCGCCGAGCGGCAGGAATATCTGCTCGGCGTGGTCGCTTGCGCCCTGACCGGCAAGCGACCCCACCAGCTGTTCCCTTGGTTGAGGAGCGACCTCAATGGCTGACAAGTCTGAAAAGGTGGTCATTTGGGCAGAGGTCGACCCTCGCGGCGTCGTGTCTGGCGTCAATGCCACGAACCGCGAGCTCGACAAGCTCAACAAGACCGCCAAGCGTGGCGCCACCGCGGCAGGGATCACCGCCGCAATCGATGCCACGCAGGGCGCGTACGGCATGATCATGCGCGTGATCCAGATGGTGGATAGGCGCGTCGAGGAACTCAACGCCATGGCGGTGAAGTACTCGCCGGAAGCGATGGCGGCAAACGCCAAGCTTCAGGTCGCCAAGATCGAGTCGGAAGTCGCCATCGGCCAGGCTGTCGGGCCGGGCGTCGCCAAGGGTCTCGAAGTGCAAGCCGCTGCGATGCGCGAACAGGCAAAGAAGGCGCAGCTGAATGCCGGAGATATGGCCGGTGGAATTGCCGCATGGGAGACAGTCAAGCAAGCCGGGTCCGACGCCTGGACTGCTTTCACCGACGGCTTCATCAGCAGCATGGGCAACGAAAGCGCTCAAGGACCGATTTCTGCGGCATACGAGACCGTCTACGGCAAGGCGAACGCCATGGACGTGCTGTCAGCCGGTGCCGGGGCGCTCCTCAACAATCCATTCACAGGGCAAGGCCCGATTTCGGCCATGGTCGAGTCGGTCGGCAATGCCGCGTCCGGCGGCATCGGTTCCGCTCGCGGGATGCC